AGAGACGATCCAGGACTACGACGACGAGTCCGAGGGCTACGACATCAGCCTGGTCACCGGGAAGATGTTCAGCTGGAAGCTGGAGGCGGTGCTTGATCACCGCGATGCCGCCTATCAGCTCTACCGGATCGCCTCCAAGGAAGCCGTCAGCGAGCGGCTGATGATCAAGTGGGCTCGCGTCGGCCCGCGCGGCTTCAATGAGGCCACCTTCGGCTTCGGTCGCTTCACCGGCTTCGATGAGACCCCGCCGGCCGGCAGCGTGATCAAGTTCTCCACCGGCATCAAGGCCTACGGCCGCTATGAACTGGACTTCACGTCCTGATCCCGGCCCCTGCTGAGCAGGTGAGCGATCGCCTCGGCGTCCTCGGATGCCGGGGCGTTTCCTTTGGGAAGGCCCTCCTTGGCCACCATCAACGCATAAGCACGGTTCACGATTGCGTAATCGAGGATCTGCAACGCCACGGTCTTCAGGCCCTCAATGTCGCCGGGGCCAGCGGCGCGGATCGCTCGCTGCCATCGCTGGCACATGAACTGCTCATGAAGGGGGTAGTCCATGGCGTTGCGGCGTTTGGGGAGCTTGCCGGAAACCTCAGGGCATGCTCCCCACTACCGCCCAGCAGATCTACGACCGCCTGACGGCCGACCCGGTTGTCAGTGCCGGGCTGGGAACCTACCTGCTGCCTGGTGGTGCCAGCCTGCCGGCGATCTCGGTGCTTGCCGCGAACGAAAACCTGCCGCCCGGCACCGTCGCAGGCGGCATCGAGATCACGATCAACCGGATGCCGGGCCTGATGCCGCAGCCGCTGCTGACCGGCGAGACCCTGTTGAATCCCACCTGGCGCATCTACCTGGTGGCCTGGGATGCCCTGGGCAGCCTGCAGGCCCTGGCCGAGCGCGTGATCTGCCTGCTGCCGGGCGCCACGGCCTCAGGCATCCAGGGCGATCCACCCGGTGAGGGGCTGGGGGTGCTCGAGCAGGTGGTCATCACCTGGACCAATCCGACCGTCGTCCTGGAGGAAGTTGAGTGAGCGACTTCAAGGTTTCGGTCGGGGCGGACTTCTCGGAGGTCCTCAACGGGTTCCGCAAGCTGCCAGCGGAGGCGCAGCGAGCTGGAGAAAGCATCGGTAAAGGACTTGATGCGGGCTTCAACGAAGCAGGGAAAAGCATTGGCGAGTTGCTAACCCAAATCAAGGCGTTAAAGGCCGTTCAGGCAAAGCTGCCCGTTGATTCCAGTGAGTACAAAAAGGCGCAGCAAGACATAGTCGATCTTGGGCGCCAGATTGGCGAACTGCAGCGCAAGAAGTTGGCACTCAACGCCGACCCCAGCAGCATCGCGGCACTACAGGCCAAGCTCGGCGATCTGCGCAGCGAGTTGCAGCAGGTCGCGATCGGTAGTCAGCGGTTCCGGGAGCTGCAGCAGGCGATTCAAAGCACCGAGCGGGAGCTGCAGAAGGCCGGGGATGCCGCTGACGGGATGCGCATCCTCGACGGGGTCATCCAGGGGATGGCGTTCAGCCTGACCAACACGGTGACCGGGGCGATCGGCACGGCCCTGGGCCAGCTGCAGCAGTTCGTGCAAGGCTTCGCCCAGCTCGACACCGAAATCCGCAAGGCCGCCGCCGCTGGTGGTGACGCGAACGGCTACGACAAGCTGCGTGGGGCGATCGATCGGGTCGGCATCGAGGCGGCCGGCACCCAGCTTGAGGTGGCCCAGCTGAGCACCGAGCTGGTGCGCGGCGGCATGACAGTCGACCAGGCCACCCAGTCGCTGGCGGCCATTGTGCGCGGCGCTGAGGCCACGGGCACCGCCTACAGCCGCATGGCGGAGGTCGTGGCGGCCAGCATCAAGATTTTCGGCCTGCAGGCCAGCGATGCGACCCGAGTCGTTGACGCCCTGGTGCAAGGTGCCAACGCCAGCGCCACCAGTGCGTCAGAGATGGGCATGGCGTTCAAGTACGCCGGCCCGGTCGCGAAGATCCTCGGCCTGTCCATCGAAGATCTGGGCATCGCGGTGGGCCTGCTGGCCAATGCCGGCATCCCGGCGGCAGAAGCCGGCGTGACCCTGCGGAACGGCCTCTCAAAGCTGGCGTCCGCAGCACCGCAGGCAGGCAAGGGCATGCAGGACATGACCGGCCAGGCCGCCATGGCCATGCGGACGATGCGGCAGCTGAAGCTCGACATCTACAACGCTGACGGCACACTCAAGCCGATGGAAGAGACGCTGCTGCGGCTCAAGGCAGCGTTCCAGGGATTGGAGCCGGCCACCAAGGTGCGCATGGCCGCCAACCTGTTCGGCGGTGAGGACGACGGCGCGAAGTGGTTGTCACTGCTGGGGCTGAGCGTTGAGGAGATCAAGACCCTCAGCGCCACCATGGCCAACACCAAGGGGGCGACGAACACGGCACGCGATGCCATGCAGGGCTTCGAGATGGCCACCAAGCAGCTGGGCGGCACCCTCGACTCCCTGGGCAACTCGGTCGGCCGGGTCGCTGCTACCGCCCTGCTGCCGCTGCTGAATGCGGCGAACACCCTGGTCGGCGCCATTGCAGGCCTGCCGGATCCAGTCAAGAACACCGCCATCGCCATCGGCCTGGTGGGGGGCGCTGCTGTCGCGGCTGCAGCCGGGCTGGTGATCTTTCAGCGGGCCATGCAGGTGACGTTGATCCAGGCCGCCGCTGCCGAGATCGGATCTTTGGCCGTGGCGTTCCGTATGACCCTAGTGGGCGGGATCCAGGCTGCTGCTGCTGCGGTTCCGGTGCTATTGGCTCGATTCAATGCGCTGGCTACAACCAATGTCGGCGTCATGCTCTCAAGCCTGGCCACCACGCTGAAAACCTTTGTCGTCGAAGGGTTCAAGAATGCTGCTGCGGCAGCCCTTGCCCTTGCGTTAAAGATTCAGTCCATTGGCTGGACTGGCTTCATCAGTGGTGCTCGCGCGGCAATCGCTGCACTTGGCCCCCTTTTGCTCGCCACGGCGGCAATATCTGCGACCGTTGCAACCTGGCAGTACGTCATGGGTGGTGCGAATGACATCACCAATGACTTTTCAGGTTCTCAAAAAGAGCTTGACAAGATCCTTGGTGAACTGGAAGGAACCACCAGGAAAGCAGGGCAGGGGATTGACGGCCTTGGAGAGAAAGCAAAGAAGAACAAGCCATTGCTGATGCAACTGGCCGAACCTTGGAGGGCCAGCCGTGAAGAGCTCACGATGCTGCGTGCGTCCCAAGAGTTTGAAGCGCTGCAGGGTGGATTTACAAAGGTTCAGCAATCAGCGCTGGCGTTCTACAGCGCTCTTCGCGGATCGCGATCAGTCACGGATGAACAGAAGAAGCGAGTTGGTGAGTACATCACGCAGCTCAAGCAGATTGCTGACATCGCTAGGGAGCGGGCAGGATCACTGCGCACCATGGCAGTGCAGGCCGATCGAGCCGGCGACGACAAACTGGCAGCTCAGTTCCGCACCCTTGCCGCTGCGCTTGATAGCGAAGAGGCATCCGCCCGCAAGACTGCCGGAGCGCTGGGCACGCTGACTGCCGCCACTCGGGCCGCTACCGCCGCCGCGGACGGCCGGCTGGCGGCAACCAAGGCCCAGATTCAGGCCGAGGATCTGCACATCAGCCGACTTCAGAACCAGATCGCCCTGGGGCAGGCGCTCACGGGCTTGGCTCGGGGGATGGGTGACGTTGAGCAGTCCCGCTTCAGCATCGTCAAGAACCGCCTGCAGTTCGAGCTGTCAAAGCTCCAGGAAATCGGTGCCGGCGAGGATGTGATCAATGCCAAGAAGGCCGAGGCTGACCGGGTGGACCGCGAAGCGCTCTCGGCTCGCTATCGGAACCTGATCCTGCAGCAGGCGCTGGAGCAGCGCATCTTGGAGATCAACCAGGCCAGGGCCCGGCTCGATGCCCAGAAGGGCGTCAACACGGCGCAGCTTGAGGTGTTGAAGGCTGAGGCGGAGCTGGCCAAGGAGACCGACACCACAAAGCGGGCAGGCCTACAGGAGGCGCTCAATGCTCAACGCCAGGCCCTGACCATCGCCCAGGAGCAGTTTGGTCTCCTGCGCCAGACCCAGCCGATCGAGGCGGCGATCTCCCAGCTCACGGCCGAGACCGCCCGCAACGGCCTGCAGGCAGAAGCCGCATCGAAGGGCTACCGGATCAACGCAGACGGCACCCTGGCCGCCACCAGCGGCATCACCGACAGCCTCGGGCGGGTGGCGCTGCTGACCGAGGCCTCGGCCGACGCCCAAGGTCGATTCCGCGAGGTGGCCGAGCAGACGGGGCTGGCGATCGGCGTCAACAGCCAAGGCACGCTGATCCTGGGCAACAACCAGCGTGAGGTCAACCAAGCAGTCAGCGAGACGAACGCCCTGCTGGCGCAGTCCCGCTCGGCCTTCGACGCCACCGCCCAGAAAGCTGGCGCCGCTGGTGGGGCGGCCGGGAAGATCCGCGAGGGCCTCGACGGGGCAGCCAACCCGGCCCTGCGCCTGGCTCAGGCGTTCAGTCAGACCGGCGACAAGGCCCCGGCGATCGCCCAGGGCGCCCAGTCGTTCGCCAGCTACCTGGGGGTGGCCGGCAACTACGCCAGCGGCATCAAGGGGCTCAACCTTGACCGCAGCTTCAGCACTGTCGCCAGCTCCATGGGAGATGCCGCCGGCTCGGCCGGTGAGTTCTACCGCTACCTGCAGCAGGCCAGCACCCTCCCCGGCTCCCGCTGGACCGGCGGCCCGGTCGAGGCCGGCGCCGAGTACCGCGTCAACGAGCTCGGGCAGGAGGCGTTCCTGTCGGCCGGGCGGCTCAGCCTGATCGACGCGCCGGCCAATGCGGTCTGGCGTGCGCCGGCCAGCGGCGTCGTCGTGCCGGCCGGCATCACCGCCAGGATCCGCGATGCCGGGATGCCTGCTGCTGGTGGGGTGGCGCCCAGTGGTGTTGCCGAGCTGGCGATCGAGGTCGGAAAGCTGCGGGAGGAAGTGGGCAACCTGGCCCGCCGCGACTGGGGGGTTCACGTTCAGATGCGCACCGGGCCCACCACCAGCCAGGTCATGCACCAGCTGCAGCGGCTGAGGTGAGCCGATGGCGATCACCGTTGGCGGGCTCACCATCAAGGCGCTGCAGGAGTTCCCCTATGCCCACGGCGGCGACGCGCAGTCCGGCCGCACCGCTCGGCGCTGGCCGGTGAAGTGCATCCTGCGGCCGTCGCAGTGGCTGACCCTGGAAGGGATCTATCAGGCGTGGCGCACGGCCCGCCTTGCTGATGCCGACACCATGGTGTCGCTCAGTGTCGGCAGCACCGTCACCACCAGCGGCAACGCCCACGGGCTGAGCTGGAGCAACGTGCCAGCCTGGTTCACGGCGGCGCCATCGCCGGCCCCCACGGGCGGGATGGTGCAGTGCAGCTTTGAGCTGGTGGATGCCGCCCAGCAGCTGGCGATCATGCTGCGCGAGCGGGAGATCGGCACCCAGGTCCAGGACAACGAGTCCACCTATGGCACCTACACCTTGGGCACGGTGGTACTCAACCTGACCGGCGCCAGCGACGGGTTTGACGATGGACCGCGGATGGAGCTGGCCGCCACCGGCACGCACGTCATCCGGGGCCCGCTGATGGCCACCAAGGTCAGGCGGATCCAGGGCTGGACCCACACCACGGGCGCCGCGGCGACGATCCGCAGCTGGTACGAGACCCAGATCGCCAGCACGCCAGCGGTCGGCGCCTGGTGGCCGGTCACGCCGCCGCAGATCGAGCAGACCCCGGTGATCGTCTCCGGCGCTCGGGTCACCCGGTATCTGGTGTCCCTGGATCTGAAGCAGGTGCGATGACCGTTGACTTCCGCGCCATCGTTGCCTGCGACCTGGGGGTTGCCGTCTCGGGGGATGTGGGCAGCAACCACATCAGCGACCGCACGGGCCTGAAGACCTGGAGCGGGCGGATTCAGTTCGATGGCATCGTCAACCCGGCCCGCGGCACAGCTCTGCAACTGCTGGTGGCCTGCCCGCAGACCGGAAAGGTATCGCGGTTCCCGGTGCCGCTGCGGGTGATTCGCGCCGTGACCTATCCACTGGAGCGCCGGTCGGAGATTGAAGTGGGCTGCATTCTGACGCTGATGAAAGAGCGCAAGGATCAGGCTGAATACTTCGCGAATCAGTACACGCCAAGCTGGTACACCGATGCAATAAATGCCGGCTACAGCAAGGACGCCATCGGCAAGTTTGCGCCGGTGCCGATCTACGCACAGCAGATGCTGCAGTTCTGTCTTGGCAAGATCGGCATCAACCTGGCCGCCAACAGCAGACCGCTGACAGCGGTGATCCTGCGCAACAGCATCGACCTGACGCGCGGGTATGTGCAGATCATCGGTGACCTGATCCGGTCGGAGTGCTGCTTTGGGCGGATCCTGCCGGACGAGACCCTGCAGGTGGTGCCGCTGGAGCTGAACAAGGGCGGCAAGGGGCCAATCCTGCGGGCCGAGAATCTGGCGAGCATCGAGCCGATCACGACAGGACGCGAACCGGCTGACAAGTACATTGTCAAGTATCAAGCGGTAGAGATCAAGCTACCTCCGTCAGATAAGGCGAATCCAAACGACAGCGCAAATAGAGATGTCAAATACAGTAATAACAATCCAAGCATCAATTACGGGCCGCCGGCCGACCCGGCGGCGCCGGCAGCCATTGGCAGCGACTGGACCGAGAGTGAGACGGTGTCGCCGCCCAACATAATTGTGATCAACTACACCAGGCCCCTGCCAAACGGCAAGAAGGAGCGGAAGACGGCCACCTTGATCAGTACAACCCGAGCAACCAGCACCAGTTTCTACACGCCAATCAATTACTTTGACGAAAGCAATAAGCAGCAGCAACGGGATGTGTTGATCAAAAAGATCGACACCACTTGGACGACAATCGCATCCGTAAACCAGGCCTACGTTTCGTGGCGGCTGACCAAGGCCATGGGCCTGCCGGCTGGCGGTGCAAAATCAATAAACATCACGACCTATAAATACTATTTGACTACAGACGGCCCACAGCTATACATGGAAACGACAGAGCAATACGTCTCAGAAGCGCAGTTTGCTGGCGGCCTGCAAATCGAAAACTACGACACCTATTCACCTGGTGGCGAAAGCATGGTGCTCAGCCATCGAACCATCCGCGAGGTGTTGGCCACCAAGACCGGACAGGGGCGGGACTACACGCAGACGCGAACCAGTCGCTGGATGGCTCGCGGTGAGACGTCAGAGGGCAAGACCGAGGTTGCGGCATTCATCAGGGCAGCCAAGGCCTTGATTGCTGAGACCCCGGGAATCGTTGGCTCCCTGGTGGCAACGTACAAACCCCTCGTCTTTGAGGGCACGGAGGTCCAAAACGAAACCGGGCGGCTGCCGGTGCCCAGCAAGCCAACAGACCAGGAGATTGCAGCGGGCCGGCTTATGAACGATCGGCAGGTGCCGGAAACCATCACGTCGGCAGCACCGCAGAACACGAACTCAGCCGCGAAGGTTGTCGCTTCGGCCGACTACCAGGTAAATCAGTTGTCGACGGTGATCGGTAATGCAGTCTTCGATGGCGCCAATATCACGAACCCGATTGAGACCGTGATTGCAACATACGAAATGCCCTATGCGCCTGATGATTACTACTACGTCACGCCAACGGGATACCTGATTTTCGCCAACGGCCGAGCCCGTGCCGCCGCCGAGCGCTTCGGCAGGCTGGAGAGCGCGATGGACAGTGGCCACGCCTACGGCCACAACATCACCACCGGCTGGAACGAGCTGCCGAGCTTGGACATGGCGCCGCTCTACATCCGGCAGGCCGGCATCGAGGCCGCCTTCCTGGTGGACTCCACCGCCTACGCCTGGGACAGGGACGGCATGGTCGCGAGCGCTGACCTGATGCTGCTGGGGGCGACCGGCTGGTACGGATCAGCCCCGCCGGCTGGCAGCTGGGTGCGGCTGCCGGTGCCCCCCGCTGGCCTATCGAGCCTGGGCGGCGGCACGGTGGAGACCAGCCCTAGCAAGGCCAACACGATCGCGATTCCATCCGGGTTCGATCCCACCAGCCCGGCGGCGGTGTTCACGGCACTGCCGGACGATGGCAGCGACGTGTTCAAGGAGTGGCGCCAGGATCCGGCGATCATCGGCCCGTCGCTGGAGTTCGACGAGGCCACAACGCTGACGCGGGCGTTCCTCGAAGACGTGGACTACGACTATCAGATCATCTTCGAGGTTGAAGAGTCCGCGACCTTCACCCTGCCGCAGCTGGCGGCCGAAGAGAAGCCTGTGGTGCCTGTCATGGCGCCGCTGAGCGCCGTGGTGGTCGCAGCCCTGGCGCCAACCGTCGAGGCCACCGGCGCATCCAGTGTGGTGGCGCCGGTGGCGGTCGTGGAGATCACCGCCCCGGTGCCGCGGGTTGTCGTCGATCGAGATCCCGTTCCGTTCCGCCAGGCTGGCACCGCGGCGCCGCTGTTGGGTGATGGGCAGGTCAGCCCCACCACGGCAGCCACAGGCAGCGGATGGACGCTGGTGTTCGACGACACAGCAGATGAGGCATCGACCGAGGTCGGGCCGTTCGGGTTTGCGTTCACCCTTAATGAAATCGCCTATACCTCCTGCTACGTCAACTCAAACGCTTACATCACCTTTGGCGATTACGAAGATGTCTATGAAGATCTTGGCGCCACGGTTCCAGCCCTGCCCAAGATTCACATCGGCTCTGGCGACTTCAGTTATCAACGGATCTACACACGGACTCGGCCGGGCGTGTTCACAATCCGATGGGAAGGGAACAGCGCCTATGGAGCCGATGCAGGCGATTCCAACCGCTTCCTGGAGGTGACCTTTTACAAGCCGCTGAGCAACGGTGCTCAGTTGCTGGACATCCGCTCTGGCGACATTGACGGGGACATCAGCGGGCCGTTCATGATCGCGACAGCCAGCACGGCCTTGGCCAGTGGCTCGTTCGCCGCTAATCAAAGCTGGGCACTTGAAGGCAACGCCACGGGCACCATTTGGACGCTCTACGCCGGGGAGCACGTCAGCATCCCGGCGGTCTTCGCGCCGGCTGCGGTGATCGAGGTGCAGGCCCTGGTCCCAGTGGTCGACATCAGCGCTGTACTGGCGCCGCTTAGCGTGGTTGAGGTGGTGGCGCCGGTGCCATTCGTGGCCAGCGAACCGTATCGCGTTGCAGGAGCCGCCATCCCATTACTCGGTAGCGGCCAGGCCAGCACCCCCTTGCCGAGCGGCTGGGTCACGATCTTCTCGGGGGCGGCCGATGAACAGATCTTCGACTCTGGCAGCTTCGGCTTCAATGTCACGGTTGCCGGCACGGCCTATTCAAACTGCTACATCAGCTCTAATCACTACTTGATCTTTGGAAGCGCGTATCAGGTCCAGTATTCATACTTGCTCGGAGAGTCAGGGTTGCCCGGTCTTAATTTTGCGGCAAACAACAATAGCGTGCAAGCTATTTACACAAAGACAACGTCTAGGTACTTTGCAATCCGATTCGAGGGAAACAACCAGTCAGGGGGGCAAGCGCCAACGGCCACTACTCCCAGTCGGTTTGTTGAGATCACATTCTGGAAGCCGCTATCTAGCGGTAGCCAGTTTATTGAGGTGCGAGCCGGAAATGCTACCCTTCCACAAAGCAACCTAATGATATTATTTAACGGCTACAGCCAGCTTGCGTGGACATACATCACTGGTGGTCAGAGCTACGTGTTTGAGGGCAACGCAACGGGAACTAGCTGGCAGCTCTACGAAAGCGAGCATGTCATAACCCCCTGACAGGCAAGCTAAGGCACTCCCTCCAAGACAATGGCCGAATCCGTCACGCTCTACAACCACACCCGCTATCGATTCGGGAAAGGTCTCAATGCCGACACCGATGTCTATAAGATGCTGTTCTGCACGGCACTGACGATCGATCCGACCAAGACCACTCTGACTGGCATCACCTACACCGAGGTAGCCAACGGCAATGGCTACACCACGGGCGGATTCACCCTCCAGAACGTCAGCATCACGCAGGTCAAC